TTTTATAAGTTTATTGCTTGATTTGTTCCAATTATTTTTTCTTTCTTTAATTATTTCTTGATATTTTTTGTTGAATTCTGGCTTTTGTCTTAAAAATTGTTCTGCCATATAAGCATAAACAACAGAATTGTAGAATTCGGTTTCATCAAATTCATATCCGTCTTTCCATGGATCATTAAGAAATGGGTCTTCTTTTAAATACTCATATTCTGGATGTTTCTTGTAAAGCCTTTTCCCTTCTCGTGTAAGAGCTCTTTCTGTATATTTCCCTAAAAAATTTTGAGCTGTCCTATTTGATATATCAACATCTGATCTCATATCACCAAGCTTCATAATTTTATACCCCATTGACAAATAATCTTTACCGACCATTTAGATTATTATACAATTTGACAATCAATAAGTCAATGGTTGATTTGGCTAAAAATTTTGATGGAACACTTGAAGGAGCAATTTCTGCAACGAGTAAGTTAAATGGCACATGGGCTCCTCTTCAGAAATTTATAACATTTGGCGATTTTGGCTCTGGAATTTCTAAGAAGATTGACGGTACAAACTTCGAAAAAGATTCTAATGGAACAAACATCCAAAATTATGTTTCTCAAATTGCGAATCTTGATAAAACACAGCAGGATGCTATTATCAGTGCAACAAAATTTGATAAAAAAAATAATGATGTACGCAAAACCATTAAGGATCTTTCTAATGAGGTTGCAAACTTCACCCGTATCAACTCTCGCACCTTTGAATCCGCTTTGAAGAATTGGGACGGCGAAAAAATCCTTCCTAATGATGTTTCAAATCTCATGGCTGCCGGAGGCATGAAGAACGGCGACAACTATGCGCTGCCAGAAACTGATAAAGCAGTCGATGCTCTTGAAACATACATCAACAAAGTCGCAAAAGCAGATGAGCAGAACCGCCTATACAATGCTGGCATTATTGAAATGAACGGAACCACCTATGTTCTGACTCAGAAATTCAAACAACTGGCCGGTATTGAGAAAGCTGAAGGTGTTGTTAAGACTGCTCTAACTGCTAAACAAAAAGCATTAAATATCGTTATGGCTCTTGGCAAGCAGCTGATGGCATCTCTCATCGCTTTTGGTATTTCACTTGTAGCTACTAAGATTATCGAGTGGATTTCTAATCTTAAAACTCGCTCTGAAGAACTAATCGATACGATGAATTCTTCTCACGATGCTGCCGAACAGGCCACTAAGGATGTTGAAGAGATTCAGTCCAAGATTGACGATTTAAACAAATCTCTGAAGGATGCGGGCGTTGATAAAATTGAAGACATTGTTGACCCTGCCGAGCGCGAACGTCTTCAGGCTATCAACGATATGCTTGAAGCACAGCTGGAACTGAAGAAACAGATTTCAAAAGACGCTGATGATAAGGCGAACACAGATACTAGCGCTGTTGTGAATGATAAATCAGAAAATAGTATCGTTAAATCTAATACGCAACCACAGATGTCTTATGATTCTAATGGTAATCCTATTACGATATTCTCTCCGACACCAGATAAAGTCACCAAGACCGAATCTCTCCAGGAGTATACAGCAGCACTCGAAGATACTACTCAAAAACGTCGTGATCTTCAGGTTGAACTTGACCAAATTGAAGCCTCTAGCGGGAAAGATTCTAAAGAGTATGCAAATAAAAAGAAAGAACTCGATACTCTGAATGAAGCTTTTGAATCCCAGAAAACCAAGGTCGAAGAGCTCTCCTCTGCCGTGTCTGAGCAGATGGGCAATTATAGCACCGACGCTGATAATTTTGATCAGTACAAAGATGAATATGTTGCCGGTACGAACGCAATGACCGCAGCCACTAAAGCTCTTGCAGATGCACAAGACGATACTAGTGTTGATACGACCAATGTTGATATCTTTGCAGAAAAAGTTAGTGCAGTCAAAGCTTCTATGTCTCGTCGTGGTACGAATGATTCTAAAGGCAATTCTTATATCGGCGCTGTTAATGAATTTAGCGGCATGACTGGCGATGCCGTCTTAAATATCGACGCTGATACCGAACATCAAACAGAAGCGGAATCGAACGCACTAAAAATTCTACACGAGACAGCTGATAAAGCACATATTTCTTTTGGAGATTTGATTGGTGTATTTGAGCAATTTGGTTTTCTTCAGGTAAGTAATGCTGAGGCAGCTAACAACTATGCGTCTCAGCTTGAAGAGACAATGGGCGTTATTGACAACATTCAATCCGCTTATAAGAATTGCTCTACTGCGGTTGAAGAATACAACAAATATGGGTATTTGAGCATTGATTCTTTACAGAGTTTACTTCAGATGGATGATGCATACCTCAATACCCTTGAGCTTGTCAATGGCAAACTTCAGGTCAACCAGAGCGCTTATGCCGATCTTTTGGCCACTCAATATGCAGAAGCTCAAATGGAAGCCATTTCTCAAGCGATATCAGAGCTAAATGCGATTGCAAAGGGAGATGCCGCAGAAAAAGCAGAGACATTCACAGAAGCAACTGAAGACGAAAAGAACAAACTTGAAGCTCTTGCTCCTGCATTAAAAAATGCCACAATTGGAACTGGAGAACTGGCTGGTGCCCTTGCTGCTGCCCGATCCGCTGAAAATGGAGACAATACAGAAGAGATAGAAGCAAAAATCTCGTCTGTTATGACGGCTTTAAATACCAGATTGTCTTTGATCAGCACTAATATGAATAACGCCATGAACAGTGCTAGTGGTCTAAAAAATCAACTGAATGGATTTAGTGATTCCACAAAAAATTCTTCTAAAGCTGCTCAAACTTTCCTTGATGCATGGTCTACTGTTACATCTGCACTGAAAGAGTTTAACGAACAAGGTTATCTAACAATGCAAACTGTTCAGAGCCTGACCGGCCTTGAGGATAAATATTCTTCGGTGCTTCAGAAGAACGATACAACGGGAAAGCTTGAAATTCAGACTGCAAAATTCAATGAATTGATGGAAGCAGAATTAAAAGATGCTAAAATCAAAGGTGATAATGCGAGCGCAACCCAGTATAACAAGATTCTTAAGTGGACAAACCGTAACATCAAGGATCAGACCATGTCCTACTGGGATCTGGTTGCGGCGATTGAAGGTTATTCTTCTGCTCTTTCAGGGGCAAAAGAAATCACCGATGGTTTCAAGGATGCCTGGGATAATGGCAAAACTGTCAAACAAAAAACAGAGAAAAGCCGCACTGGTGCACTTGATTATGAAGGCACCGAAGCTCAAAGTGCTGCGCTGCAATCCATTAAAAAGTACAGCCAATACGACCCGGATCTGATCAATAAAGCCTACAATAAAGACACTGGCAAGATCGACTTGAGTGGTGATGTGCTGAAAGATGCGGTTGTAGAATCATTAAGACAACAGGCAGAAGCTGCCCGTACTGAAGGTGGCGCGGCTTCCGAGGCGATTGCAAGAAGTTACGAGATTGCGAAAGAGAACATTGAGAACGACGTTATCTCCGTTCAGGACTATTTCGACGGACTGGGTTCTACGGTTGAAGAGTTTAGTTCCAAGATCGATGAGATGCAGAGCGCCTGGACTGATCTGAGTGATGTTACAAACGAGTATAACACTTACGGCGGTTTGAGCATTGACAGTATTCAGAAACTGCTTACAATGTCCCCAGAGTATCTGCAGTTTCTCAAATTGGAGGGCAACCAGCTCGTCTTTAATAAGGAAGCGATGCTGGCAAAAACCAAGGCCGACATTCTGGCAAAGGCCGCAGAGCTCGAACTAAAAGAGGAAACTAAAGATCAGGCAGAGATTTTGCGTGCGTTGGCGGATTCTCTTGATAAGGGCGCAGATTCGATGGATGGCATGGGCAAATCAGCTGATAAGCTGAAGACTCTGATATCCCAATTGAATACTGTTTTGAATTCTTTTATCGGTGTTTTTGATGACTTGAACGACAAACAGTCCAACGACCTTAAGATTCAAGGTGAAGCCTGGATCGATGTTATTGACAAACGTATCGACGCGCTTAATGAAGAAAATGATGCACAGGAGCGAGCAATCGAGCTGGCAAAACTTCAGGATGAATACGAGCGTGCAAAGGCCAATAAGACTGTCCATGTATATGGCGGCAGAGGTCAGGGCTTCGTATGGAAAGCAGATGAAAATGCCGTTCGTGAAGCCGGGCAGAACCTGTCTGACAAGCAGCGCGAGTATAAGAAGCAGGACGAAATCGACAAGCTGGAAAAGCTCAAGGATAAAGTTCAGGAAACCAATAATCTTATTGGCACCAGCTGGGATGATTATCAGAAGAAGCTAAAATACACAGCTGAGTTCGAGGCCATGACTTTTGAGCAGATGGAAGGTCACTATGACAGTTTCAGGGGTAGTGTCCTTAACAATATGCAGGCCATTCAGGGCGCGACAAACGTAAAGAATGTTATCACTGATATTTCCAATTTGATCTCTACATTGGAGACACTGGCGAATATTTTGAACCTTCTTAATGGTGGAACTGGTGACGGCGGCGGAGTCTTTGGCTTTATCAATCAAATCAAGAACATGTTCACTGGTGAAAACGGTGACTTTGATCTGGGTGGCGGTTTCAAGAAGATGTTCGATGGAGCTGCTAAGGTGGTTTCTGACGGTTGGAACTGGATTACTGGTAAGAACAGGGCTGGTTCTGCCGCACTAAAATCAGACACCACTGCGACATTGGATATCCTTGGCAACACAATAAAGGTGAATACCGGCGATATTCAGCGTGTATCTGGTGGATTCTTTGAGAGACTGGTTGGTGCTGCGAAAGACAACCTTGGTAGTATCGGTAAGTTCTTCTCAGGCGCATAGACATCTATCTCTGAGAAAACCGGGTTGATGTTTACTGACATTGGCTCGTTCTTCACAGAAGGATTTGGTCTGCTGAACAGTCAGACAGGACTTGGTCTTGGTGGCATTGTTGAGACCGTCGGAAGTATGTTTGGCCCAATTGCGGCTGGTGCACAGTCTATCGGTAGTGCCATCTCGTCTGGCGTTGTGAGCTTCTTCCCTTCTATCTTCGCCGGACTTGGTACTCTGGTGACGAGTGTTGGCAGTGCTATGGCCGCTATGATGCAAGCGATTGCTACCGCTCTTTCTTCTATTCCTATTGCTGGTTGGATTGCTGCCGCCGCAGCTGTTGCAGGTGCAGTTGCTCTGATTGCTACGATTGCTTCAATTGCAAGTAATGTTTCTAGTACACAGGTTGATGAACCTACTCCTGCATTCCAAGCAAAGAAATATGCAAAGGGTACTCGTGGCGTTAAGAAGGGCCAGATTGCAAACGTTGATGAAAAGGGCGAAGAGCTGATTGTTCGTAACCCAGATCAAGGACGCATGACCTATCTTGAAAAGGGTGACGGTGTTATTCCTGCAAAGGAAACCGACAACCTGATGGCGATTGGTGCTAACCCCGAGGGCTGGCTGGCAAAGGGCTTGGCCGAAGTGACTGGTAGTGCCGCTGCCGGTGCTGGTATGAGTGCCCAAGGTCCGAATGCTCAATTGAGTGGTGCCGCATCTGCCGCAGCCGCTGGCGTTGGCTCAATTTTCGAGAGCGAGTATGATGAGATCCTTGGTGATACAAACGAGTTCATGTCTGGACTCTCTGATATCTTCAAGAAGAGTGATAATCCGATCATTGCTGCCGTTCAAAGCATGATTTATATGGCCACTAAGACTGTATATCGTATGTCTACGGTCGGTAAGATCAACTCCTCTAAGACAGTGACAGAATCCACCAGCAACACAAAGAAGGCGGCTCAGAGCCAAATTTCGTCTATGACGAGCAACTTTGAGTCTAGCTGGAAATCTGTGGCCGGCGAGCTCGGTTTGGACACAAAGGATATTGAAAAAACCAGTAAAAAGATGTCTGAAAAGATGAATGAGCTGGTAAACAATACCTTTGATGCACTGAATGAGAATACCGGTCTGAGCGCCGAACAGGTTGAAGATGTCACCAACACGATGTTTGATTCGCTGCAAAAGATTTATACCAGCGGATGGAACAGCCTTGCTTCTACTTCCGGCGATATGTCTGAAGAGATTGCCAACAAGCTGAATGCGTCTTATAAGTCTTCTGTTGACAGCACAAATAAGGCCATGAATGAGATCTCTAAGGCATTCGGTCACAGCTGGAGTAAGGTTGGTGGCGGTGTAAAAACCCTGAGCACCAATGTTCAAAAGACAATGGAGCAAGCATGGGCTGACACCAGCCAAGACACCCAGAAGCTGATGTACGATATGCGTGCGTGCTTTGACAATAGTTGGAGCATGAACGAGGCTGGCGTAACCCATCTGGCAGACATGACTGAGCAGACCATTGGCGGTGCTTATAACGAGATCACCTCTGATGCCGCAAATACGTTTGGCGATGGCGGTTCTCTATCCACTGAGACAGATAACGCATGGGCAAATGTTGAACCTGGCGCAAAGGACATTAACACCAATCTGACTTGGATGATGGACCAGTCTTATAACGCCATCAAAGCTGGATGCGAAGCTGCCGTTACATCGATTAAAAACGATTTGGCGACCACAGGCGACGCATTTGAAGCTGTTGGTAAGAAGGCTGCTGATACTTCTGCCGCAATCAGTGAAGCAAGCCAGAAAGCACAACAGAGCACACAGCAGAATACCGGTCCAAGCAAGGGCGTGACAGCCGCTGCTGGTGCTGGTATCGGTGCTGCCGTTGGTTCATTCCTTGGGCCTCTGGGTGCAATTGGCGGTGCTGCAATTGGCGGTTTCTTTGGCAGTCTGTTTGGCCATGCAAATGGTCTGAAGTCTGCTAAGTTCCCTCACATGGCTAACGTTGACGAGCAGGGTCCTGAGATGCTGGTTCGTCAGCCGCAATCTGGGCGCTATACCTATCTTGAAACCGGCGACGGTGTTGTCCCTGCTGATATCACCTCTCGCCTGTTCGAGATGGGTGGCAACCCGGATGCATGGTTCCAGAAGCAGATGACAAAGTACGGTTCTCAGCCGATTGTTCAGGGCGGCGGTGGAGATGTTACAACTTCGATTGGCGATATTATTATCACAAATCCCGTTGGCAGCTCTGATGCTCTAGCAAATGAAATCAAACAGAAGTTACCGACTAAGGTTGCTCAAATGCAAAGTAAGCGGTAAGTAATAGTTTTTACAGCCGATACCACTAGGATAGCCTAGCAGGTCGGCTTTTATTTTTGATTAGGAGGAATAGGATGGCAGATAAATCAGTAACCGATGTGCTGGCCGAAGTGGTGACTTCTGCCGCCGAACACGCCGTAAAGAATGCAAAATTTGACGTGTCCGCCTATGGAGTGATTACAGAAAAAGAAGACCAGCACTATAAAATCGCTGTATTCGGTGGCGAGTACGGCATTGTAACAAATCACGACTACATTGTGGGCCAGAAGGTTGTTGTGACTGCATTGCAGGGCAACTTCCGTAACCTGATCGTATCGGAGAGTAATACCAGCGTTGAGATTTTGACAGTGAAATCTCTGGTGACCGGTGTCGATAGCTTGAACGCCGAGTTTGAGTCGATGAAAGACAAATCCCAGCAGACAGAAGACACCGTTCAAGATCAGCTAAAGAATACGATCAATACTTGGTACAGAAATGGTCATCCGCATACATACAACTATCCTGCTTCAGATTGGAAGACAGATGAAGAGAAACAAGCACACGTCAACGACATCTACTATGATAAAAGGACTGGCATTTGCTATCGCTGGGTATATGATCAGGATAAGCAGCAGTATTTCTGGATGGAAATTGTGGATGCCGGTGTTATCAATGCACTGTCGATGGCAACATCCGCACGAGATCTTGCGACAGAAAAAGTTCGTGTTTTTACTGATACACCGACTGCTCCATACGATGTGAATGATCTATGGATTTATGGCGGTGTTGGTGGTGCATTGTATATCTGTATTACTGCGAGAGGTGAAACCGAAAAATGGACATTCAGCGACTGGGCTGTTGCGACAAAGTACACGGATGATACGACCGCAAACGCAGCGGTTGAACGTGTTGGCGCTCTTGAGACAAAAGAAGCCGACGATGTAGCTAGTCTGTGGCGCTCGATGAATGGCTTCAATGATAATATTGGTGGTTTCACAAACAAAGATTATACCGCCACAAAGAAACAAGTATACGACAATAAAAGCAACATTGAGAAAAATGCTTCTGATATTACTTCGTTGAGGACAGACCTTGATGACGCAAAAACGGCTGAATCCAATCACTATCAAGATATGACACGCAAGATTTCGGCTGCAAATACCAACATCTCGACCCTGAAAACGAACGTATCAGATATCAATAAAACGATTTCAGAAATCACTGTTGACAATTTTCTGGCCGCATTGAATCTGGCTGTGAATACCAATGGTGAGCTTTGCTATATATCGAAGGATAATTCGGAGGTGATAACTTGAAACCAATTCTATCTAAAATCGGCGCATTTGATGCCACAAAGGATCATACATTTCAGTTTGCCGCATACGCAGACATTGATATCATTGCTCTTATCGTCTTCGATACTCCGACGGGCAGTATTTTGCAGGGTGATACGCTTTCAAAAGGCGTGTATAAGTTTGGTACATTCCCTGCCGGTGGCACTGGTCTGGCACGATATTTTACAATTCCGGCAGGCACGTTTGAGAACCGCAAAGATCCGTATTATATGATCATTCGCTGCCGACTGAAAGGCACGAATCTGTTTTCAGAATACTCGGACAAGCTGCTGTTTTATTGCCATGAGGAACCGACAATCAAGCTGAATGACCTGAGTTCTTCAGGCGTGACTACTATCCCCTACCCTTCTTATTCCTTTGAGTTTTCTTACAAGTATAAGGTATCGGAGGGTGAATCTGTAAATCGTTATGAATTCTGGCTTTATGATGCGAATCGCGAGCTGCTGAAAAAGTCAGTGAGCTATTATTACCGTGATTCTTTGAAGGGGTTTCAGATCGATGGACTGGATAACCACACCCTGTACTATCTGAGAGCGACGGCAGAATCTGTTGGCGGCTATCAGCTGGACACTGGCTTGCAGGCGTTCCGAACTGACTATCCAGAGTATGTGGATGACGTAAAATTCACTGTGCAGAATAATTATCGTATGGCTAATATTAGTATGCACGCACAGTATTTCCTGACAAGAAGTAGTGGTGCAAATGCCTTGCGAATCAAACGGCGCAAGAAAGGCGCAGCAATCTGGACTTCGCTTTATCAGGAAGAGATCGACTTGAACCATGTCATTATGAAGATGGGCTGGTCAAACCTCCATATCAATAAAACGACTGGTCAGCCGATGGGCAACTATAAGGCAGTGACCTCGGATTATATCGACAAGAATCGAGTTCTTTCTTTCCAGTTCAAATCTGAAGACAAGGCGTTTTGTCTGATTGCATATACTGCTGACCGCAAGTTTATCAAAGCATCAAGTGATTTTACATCGACCGACGAATTCAGGAGTTCCAGCGAGTATAAAGAGTGGTTCTCTGAGACCTTCTTGAACAACATGAAATACTATCGTGTTGAGGTATCGGCAACAAAGAATCAGGATTTGGAGCCAAAAGACTTCAATGACTTTTATATGTACAGTGCTGACGATGGTTATGTGATGATCGATTACACCGACCTGTACGCCATTGGCCGCAAGACTGACTATGAGTACGCCGTAGCTCCCGTTGCAAATGGCATTGAGCTTGGCTATGCGAAGGCCAGCGTTGTAAGCGACTTTGATGGTGCTGTGATCACTGACGGCAATAAGACCTACCATATCTTCCTTGAACCGAAAGTGGACAGTGTTGAGAAGGTACGTTCTGCTACAGTTGTCGAGACGATGGGAAGCAAGTACCCGTATCTGTTTGCTGGCAGTGAAGCCAATTATTACAGCGGCCACTTCTCTGGTGTTGGCATTCGTTTTGATAACATAATGAAAGATTTTGATATCAATGGCGGCAATACGTTCCGTGATGAACTGAGCGAGTGGCTGACCAACGGCAGTGCAAAGCTGTTGAAGATGTTTGATGGCCGCAGATGGCTAATGGGTGTAAATGGCAATGTGTCTATTTCCTGCTCTGATCACTACGACAAGGGCGTATTGGAGTTCGACTTTGTGGAGCTTGGTGACGCAGAGAGTGAGAGCGACATGTATAACAATGGGCTGAGTGATTATCAGCCAGGAGGCAGCGTATGACATATCTTCCGACTGACGCAGACCTGGCGCTATTGAACAATCATTCGTCTAATATTTACTGCCGCATTGATATGCTGAACAAAGATTTTATTACAATTGATAGTTTGGAAGGTCTTGTGATCGATGGTTCTATTTCTATCGACTCAGAATCTGATGTGCGGCGAACCTTTAATGTGACCCTGTATCTGGGTAAGAAGAGCGGCATTTCCAGCCTAACGGAAGAGGATTGGATCAGTAAAAATGTGCGTATATTCATTGGTCTGTCAGGAAGAGGAATGTCGAAAATCAGTGCTTCAAAGAGTATTGACGAGATGATCAGGGAAAATGCGGATTATCAGCTCGCTGCGACGAATTATGATGATTTGATTCAGGACATCACAAATAGAGGCTATGCAAAATACGGCAATATCGACAATCTGAATCGAGATGTGCTGGTGTGGACACGAGCCAATATCTCAAAGTATCATACGTTCTTTGACCAGATCAATGACGGCACGCCACCGGATGACCCAGCTGAAGCAGAGGAATGGTACACCAAACTTGGTGATTACTCTACAGTTTTGGGAAGTGATGACCCAATTTGTCAAGATGGCCCTCGTATCGCATTTACACCGATGCTGCAGACCAAAGACGGACTTGTGCCGCTTGTGAAGGATGATATCTGGGCTTATCTGGATGCTGTGGCAACAAAAGCGGAGTCAATGAGCGGCGGTCTCTCCCCTGCCAATATCCTTGAGGTAGACAAATCAGGCATCGATAGTTTCGTGTATGGTAACAAAATGCATGTCCATGGGATGATTGCTGCTGTTGAAGGTATGGTTCTGAACGGAGTTACACTTGGCAAGGTGGATGTTTCTGCTATTGCCGGTTAGAGCGAGGACGAATTAAGGGAGACCTACGGAAAAACCAGTGTGTTTGCAGGACATTCCATGCACGACATTCAAGCAGAAGTGATTGATACAAAGACTGAGCTGAATGAGCTGTATAACGACCTGTTCCTTAGCTATTCCAATTCAGCTGACAGTTCTTATGTTAATGGTGTGAAAATCTATTGGTACAACGAGGGGTGCTATACATTTACATCCAATGGCTTTACATATAGCGCAACAGAAAACACTGTGCAGGCAAGCTGTGTTGACTTGGTTTCTCGTATCAATGGAGATCTGGGTGGACAGCTGGTTGGTGGCACACATCGCATTGAGAAAGGCACTCGTATCGGTGATGCCATCTGGGCGGTGCTGAGAGATGAGACGGAGTTTAAGAAATATTCCATCGACTATTGGAGCCGCACTGTTCCACATGACTTGGATTATGATACCGGTTCAACTGTTTGGGATATTCTCTCAGAATTGCGTGACCTGTATTATCCGTTTGAGATGCGTTTTGACGATGATGTGTTTGTATGCAAAGAAATTCCCAGTGGATTTGACGACCCGCCTGTGCTTGATCCAGAAATATTCGAGAAGCTTGTGACAAACGATGGCGAATCGGCCACGGTGGATTATGCCGCTGTCCGAAATTGCGTTGAAGTGTTTGGTGCGACGATTGACGCGGATGGAGCAGCCACTGTAAAAGGATGGTCTGGAACAAATAAGACAATCAACCTTGTATTGAACGCAACCGAATCAACATGGAAAAGTGAAACGAAAGTATCTTTTGTAGCTCCTGCAAATGTTGAAGCTGCCAAGACGGACAAAAATGGCAACGTAACAAGTGGCGCTATGACAGTTGTGTTGACATTTACATGGAAGTACAAGGATAAAGACGGTAATGAACAAGTTGGCTCTGAGACAAAGACCAGCACGCTGTATCGTTCTTTGACTGATGCCAATGGTTCAGATATCATTCAAGACCCAGGATGTATTAAGGCTACAAAGTATTATGTTCTCCAGTGGAATCCGAATACTGGCCGCATTTACTTTTTGGGTCAACAGCAGAGCCACGCTATGGCAAAACTGGTGGACGAAATCCCGGCTACCAAAGAGATCGAAGCTCAAAAGGCAGAAGATAACTGCGACAACATGGCTTTTATCTGTGTGAATGACCCGAATAATATTGATGACCTGTACAATGCACGGTTATCCATTGAAAAGATCGGTCGTAGAACTGAGATTCTATCGGGTGGAGACTACGAGAATTACACCACGGATGACGCAGCCATGGAAGTTTGTCAGTACGAACTGTGGAAGCGTGCCCGCCTGACTGACGGCCTGAGTGTGACCACGCGACTGGTTCCGTGGCTCGACGTGAATGAAAAGATCCAATATGCTGCCAAATATCTGGGCGGTAAGACCCCCGTGGATTGGATCATCAAAAGCATTTCTATGAATCTGGGTGAAGGCACAATGTCGCTTTCTATGAGCCGCTATTACCCCTATTACACTTACATCGTAAACAACAAATATACGTTCTATCAGGACAATTTGTTTGATAAATATTTTCCCGAATTAACTGCCACTACGGCAGATGAACAATAAGAGAGGAGTGAGCAAATGGCACTATCTTTTGGAGAATCTAAGCGGTTGGCTGCGAAAAAAGCTGCAAGTCCCGCAAATGTTTCTGTTGATGATATAGATGTCGCAACTCTGGAATTAAATGACGAAGACCAAATTGCCGTGTATGATGATAACGGAGAAGAGACATTTGAGCGTAGTGGCAATTACACCTGGTTTGCTGATTACTCTGATGACCAGTGGTCTTACATCGACAAAAACAAAGATATTCAGCTGGATGCAAATCAGATCAATATCACACAGGAATCCAACTCGCAGGTTATTCCGTTTGAAATGCCGCGTTACTACGATGGTATTGACCTGCTTCAGATGACGATTCAGATCCACTACCTGAATGCAGACAGAGAAGAGAATTACGCTTCCCCTATCAACGTGAGCTACAGCAATACCAAGATCCGCTTTTACTGGCTGGTGGCAAATGATGCTACTGCAAAAGATGGCGAGCTGCAGTTTGAGATCATGGCATCCGGCGCTGTGAATGTCCCGAATACAAGCACCACCAAGAGCTATCTGTGGCGCACCCGCCCGAATGGCCGATTGAATGTGCTGAAATCGCTGACCGGCAAGCAAATGGTCGATCCGAGTGGCAATGACTGGTATACCCAGTTCCTGGCAACAATGAGTCAGAAGGTTGGCGAAGCACAGGTTGCCGCATCCGCTGCTGAGAAGAGCGCACAGGACGCAAAGAATGCAGTTGCAAGTGTGGATGAAAAGCTGGCGCAGTTCTATAAGAAGGACGAGGTTGATGGCTTTGTTACAATGCTGCGTGGTGAGATTGCTGCCGTTGATGGTCTGGCAAATTTCAATGTGCAGTATGACAACGACACCCGCACCCTGACGTTCCTGAATGGTGCTGAAGAGATCACAAAGATCAAGTTGAACACTGATCCTTCTGCTGAGTGGGTAAGCATGTATAACGGCATTGTGGACAATAAGATCAGCACTGCTGTGACCCCTGTTCAGACTGAGCTGACTGAGTATAAGACTGCAAATGATGCCGCTGTGCAGGAGCTGAAGGACAGTGTTGGAGACCTGCCTGAGACCTTGAAGTCCTCCTATTATAATAAGGAAGCCACCGACGCACTGCTCGATAAGAAAGCAGATAAGACTACCGTTGACGTGCTATCCAGTGATGTGAGCGGCCTGAAGAATACAGTTGGCGGCATTCAGACCTCTGTTGACCTTGCCAATGCGGATATCGCCAAGATTCAGGAAACCTTGAAAGACTTTAAGCCCGATGAGAATTCTGGCCGCGAGTACGATATCACTTACGAAGATTCTAAGCTAAACCTGTTGGAGAACGGTACGGTCAAGACCACCGTTATTATTGAAGGTGGCGGCGGTGGCGGTGGTAGTACCTCTACGATCACTATTGAGCGTATTGGCGAATCCTCTATCGCTGTTGTCAAGGGCGATACCGCAACTGTCGAGTTTAACTTTACTTCTGTGGATAACTCTGGCGAAGACACGGGTGATGCTACCGGCGTATGGTATATTGGCAACACAAAGGTCGCTACTACGACTGTTTATCAGGGCAAAAACAGCTTTGACATCACCCAATATCTGCATAATGGCGACAACAAGATCAAATTGCAGGTCACTGACTCTGTTGGCAGCATGGGTTCAAAGACCTGGAATATCAATATTGTCGAGTTTTATCTGGAGAGTATCTTCGATGATTCTCTGGTTTATAGTGATGAAGTCACTTTCCGCTTTACTCCATACGGAAATATCAATAAGGACGTTTCCTTTACTCTGGATGGCAAAAAGCTTGGTAGTGTTACAACTGCGGTTACCGGCAGACAGATGACCTATGCGATCCCGGCACAGAGACACGGCGCTCACCTGCTGGAAGTGACCATGACAGCAAATATCAATGGCAAAGCTGTGACTAGCAACACCATTTATAAAGATATCATGTGGGCAGAGGAAGGCAATAACACACCGATCATCAGCTGTGCTACAAAGGAGTTCTCTGCAAAACAGTACAGTACCACTGGCATTGTTTACACTGTCTATAACCCGGCCTCTTCTACTGCAAGCATTACGCTTGAAGTTGACGGCATTAAGACTTCTACACTGACTGTTGGTCGTACTGCTCAGACTTGGAGCTTTAAATCTTCTGATATTGGCACCCACACTCTGACCATTACTTGCGGCGCTACCATCAAGAGCATCACCGCAAAGATTGAAGACCTGGGTATTACCATTGAGCCCGTTAAGACCGGCCTGATGCTGGACTTTAACCCCACTGGCCGCAGCAACGCAGATGTGAACCGCCTGTGGAGTTCTGGCAGCAATAAGATGACTGTCAGCGACAACTTTGACTGGGTGAACGGCGGCTACCAGATCGATGAAGATGGCGACACCTATTTCTGCGTCAAAGCTGGCACAACTGCTACCATCAGCTATAAGCTTTTCGCAGACGATGCAAAGAAGAGCGGCAAGAATTTCAAGCTGGTGTTTAAGACCACGAACGTCCGCAACTATGATGCTACTGCCGTGACTTGCTTGAATGGCGGTGTTGGTCTGAACATTCAGGCTCAGAAGGTTACGCTAACCAGCCACCAGAACAGTATTGATCTGCCCATCTGTGAGGACGATTTCCTCGAGTTCGAGTTCAATATTCTGCCGGACAAACAGTTCCGCGAGATGGTTCTGTGGTGTGACGGTATCCCTTGCCGTGTTGCACTGTATGATACCAGCGACAGCTTTACTCAGGCTGCTCCCGTTGGCATTACTATTGGCTCTGACGATTGTGACGTTATCGTGTACCGCATGAAGAGCTACGGTATGAACCTGACGGATGATGAGATTCTGGATAACTTTATTGCCGATGCGAAGAACGCCGAAGAGATGGTCTCTCGCTATATGCGCAACGACATTACGGATGCGAGCGGCGAACTGACCCCCGACTTGCTGGCAGAGAAGTGCCCCGATCTGCGTATCATCAAGATCTCCGCACCTACTTTTACTACCGGCAAGAAGAACGAGGTCGCCAACACTACGATCCAGCAGATCTATAAGAACGGTCGTGCTAAGGAGGATAACTGGACTGCTACTGGCTCTCACAAGGGTCAAGGCACCAGCTCAGACCACTATGGCGCATCTGCTCGAAATATTGACATCAACTGCAAAGGCGGCTTTACGTTTGGTGATGACACTACTGGCGACACCTATGCACTGACCGAAAATAGCGTTCCTGAGAAGTATTTTAACATCAAAGTCAATGTTGCTTCTTCTGAGAATGCAAACAACTCCCTGCTGGCGGATGATTTTAATGAATTTAACCCCTATGTGCGTCAGGCCAAAAAGGATAATCCCAAAGTGCGTGATACAATGGCGTTCTATCCCTGTGTCGTGTTTATTCAGGAGACTGATACCACCAATGCGACCGTATTTAACGATGGTCAATGGCACTTCTATGCCTGCGGCGACATTGGCAACTCCAAAAAGAACAATGATACGATGGGTATGGACCCCGAGAATCACAAGGAATTTATCGTTGAGATCGACAACAACGCCGATGAGCAGACCCGCTTCCTGAGCGGCGATTTCTCGCAGGAAACTTGGGACGGCGACCACTCCTTTGAGTTCCGTTACAGTAACCCTGCCTGCACTGAGGAAGAGATCGAGGCTGGAAAACAGGCATGGATCACAGCTCAGAACTGGGTGGTGAATGCGGATGATGAGGAATTCAAGACACATTTCAAGGATCACTTCGATCTGAATTCTGCTATTTTCCATTATCTGTTTACTGAGCGTCACACCATGGTTGATAACCGTGCAAAGAACGTGTTCCCGCACACCAGCGATCTGGTTCACTGGGACTTCTGCTTTGACTACGATAACGATACCGCCATGGGCAATGATAACGAGGGTGGTCTGACTCTGACTTATGGCTACGAGGACACTGATACTATCGGCACAAAGAATGTGTTTAATGCTGCTGACTCCAAACTGTGGTGCAAACTGCGCGATCTATTCCCCGATGAGATAGCAGCGATGTTCCGCAACCGTGAGAATGCGCTGGCATGGAGTGCAACTCGTATTTTGAAAAAGTTCGAGGACTATCAGGATGTAAAACCCGAAAAGCTTTGGATCATGGATATGCGGCGCAAATACTTCCGCACCTACGAAGATCCCACCATCAACACCACCAGCTATCTGCCTATGATGCATGGCAACAAGCGGCATCAGCGTCGGCAGTTCCAGCGTTATCAGGAAAAGTACATGGCATCTAAGTATTCCGGTTCTGCTGCAACCAGTGATGATATGACCATTCGTGGTTATACTCCTACAAACTGGACTGGCGTGAAACCGGACGGCACATTCCATATCACACCATACGCTGATACCTATGTCTCTGTTCTGTACGGTTCTAACCCTGTAAAGGTGCGTGGCAAGCGCGGACAGACCTACACGATTGAATGCCCCATCACCGCAATGAATGATACTGAAGTTTATATTTATAACGCTTCTATCATTCAGAGCATTGGTGATATTTCTGGCTTCTACCCCGGCTATGTTGACTTCAGCCACGGTGTTAAGCTGACTGAGCTGAAAGTTGGTTCCGGTGTGAGCGGCTATAAGAATACGAACATGACCGACTTCGCTGTTGGTAATAACACTCTGCTGGAACATTTGAACCTGCAGAACGTGCCGAACCTGAAGAAATCTATCGGTCTGACCGGATGCACAAGCCTGACAGAGTTCTATGCTGACGGCTCTGGTATTACCGGTGTCTCCTTTGCAAGCGGAGGCAAGATCAAAATCGCTCATCTACCTGCAATCGCCAGCTTGACCGCAAAGAACCTGAACTATCTGACTGATCTGACGATTGAGGATTACACCAATATCACTACGTTGACAGTTGAGAAGTGTGCAACCATCGATCTGAAAGATATGCTGGGCAAGTGCACCAACCTGAACCGTGTGCGCATCACCGGCATTGATTGGGAACTGGCTGATACTTCCCTGCTGAATCGCCTGTACGCAATGAGCGGTCTGGATGAAAATGGCTACAACACTGACAATTCCGTTGTGGAAGGTAAAGTGCATGTGCCTATTATCCGTGAGCGTGAGAAGCTGCTGTACACAGAGCGCTGGCCTGACTTGGAGATCACTTACAACACCATGATCAATCAGTACGCTTGGAAGTTCGTGAATAAGGATGGCGCTGTTCTGGATATCCAGTATATCGACAAGGGCGAGCGTGCAGTTGACCCTGTGACCCGCTCTGACAATCCGATCCCGACACCTACCTTCCCGAGTACCATTAGTACGGTATTTACATTCAGTGGATGGGACACCGAGTTCACTCCTGTCTTTGAGAATCAGACTGTTACTGCTGTGTACGATGAATCTGTGCGTCAGTATCGTGTGCGCTATATGAATCGCGGCGCTGTGCTACAGCAGACAACTGCTCCGTATGGCTCTATGGTTCTGTATGATGGCGACACTCCGACCTATACCAGCGAAGAGACTGCTTATAAGTATTATCTGTTCAGTGGCTGGGACAAGGGCGGCTATGTCAATGGCGATAAGGATATCAATGCTGTTTATGATATATGTGAATACGTCAGCGGCTATTTCAGAGACAAGCAGCTAAGTGACCTACGCCCTGTTGAGATTTATGCCATGACCAAGGTGAATCTGGAGCAGAGTGTTGTTTCTGACAAAGACGCTATCACTATCAAAATGGGCAACGACTTCACCTTTAGCGACGTGGAAGAGAAAGTTCTGTTCAACGAGCCGAAGATCTTTACTGGCAAGAATTATGTCGATACTGGCGTATCTCTGTTGTCTGAGGATCGCAGCTGGGTTATGGCGCTGGACTATCGAATCGACGAAGATTCTGCCGCAAACTCTGTGATTGCTCAGTGCTTCCAGACCAACGGCATGAATGGTTTCCGCTTCTGGGTCAACAACGGCTCCAAGGTTGCCTGGGGTACTGAATCCACCGCCGGCGCACATCTTGGTTCTCGTGATATGATCGTTCTGCGCCATACTAAGGGCGAAAATGGTATTCACGTTTATGCGGCAAATACCACTGCTGCTGAGATTGGCTATATTCAGCTGAACCATACTCGCACTACGCAGACAAATGCCACTCTGGTATTTGGTTGTGCTAAGGCAGACGACGGCGCTTACGAGCGTTACGCAAAGGGTACAATCTACTGGGGCAAGCTCTGGTATACCGACCTGGGTGACGCTGCCTGCCGGAAGTTGGCCGCATGGACACATGAGGACTTCACCTTCGAGGCTTGTGGCTTTAAACGGTATTACCTGAGCGACAATTCAAACAAGCGTTGTTCTATCACCTTTATTCAGGCTGGACTGCTTGGTCAGAAGATGGCTCTGAATATTGGTTCCACCAACACTGGCGGCTGGGCAGATGCGAATATCCGTACATTCCTTGACGGTCGTATTTTAAATGCTCTTCCGATTGGTTGGCAACAGATCATCAAACAGGTCAAGGTTGGCAGTACCATTGGCGATAAGAGCAGCGAAGTTGTAACTGCGGATAGTTATTTCTATCTGCCCTCTGTGGCCGAGCTGTTCCCCTCTCAGAATGTCGAGCCTTATATTTACGAAGGTACGGCGATCAGCTTTATGACTGATAATACCAGCCGCATCTGCAATGACGAGAATGGCAATCCAGCTGCATATTGGACGCGAAGCCCGAATGCTCAGTATGGCAGCTATTTCTGGTCTGTGACTGTGACTGGCGAATATTACGGATTTACCCCTGCAAATAACGAACAGGGTATCCGCCTGATGTTCAGCGTTTAAGGAGGTGTTGAGAGTGTACTATAAGGTATTGAAAAATGGCCGGGTGATCGATGCTCTTGACCACCTGCGCTTTGTAAAGTATCAGCCCAAGCACGACATTATGGTGAACTGCTTGGAAGATGATGCACAGGGAATTATCAGCAGTGACGGCAATCATATCTGGCATGTGGATGGGTATTATCTCATCCCCTGCCCAGAGTATGATACCGTGGAACTGCAGGAAATTGACCTGTATGAATATGAGCAGCTGAAAGCCTTGGGTGGTAAAACGCCTGAGGCTATTATTGATGCTTACACTTTGAGTTTGATTCAAGGAGGGCTGCTATGAGTGACGAGAGGAAATATAGCGAGTTCGTTGAGAGTATGCATCGGCTGTACAATGGCGGAATGATTCAGGACAAGCTCCTGGACAATCTGTTTGCCGGACACAAAATCTCAAAGGACGAGTATCTGTATATCATCAGGAAGGAGGTGTGATATGTATACCTTTTTGATCAATGAGGATAATACACTGACCGTAAGCAAGCGGGAACGCATTATGGAGCGCAGTAAGCAGGTGGATACTCTCCACTTTCTGGCTGACACTACATACAAGGGTGTTGACATGAGTGAATTCACCGTGATGCTTGAGTACGTTCTGCCCATCAGCAAGCGATATAAGACAGAGATTCTGAAGAAATCAGAAGAGCTCTATAAGAACAAGCTGGAGTATAAGCTGCCTATCGACACCAACCTGACCAATGAGCCGGGCGATATCCAGATCCAGCTGACATTCGTTGATGTAACAATGGACACAGATGGTACGACTGTTCAGCATGTGCGTAAGGTTGGTCCCGGCGTGATTACTGTTGTTCCCATTCAGAATTGGAGCGATATTGTTCCTGATGAAGCTCTGGGCGCACTTGACCAGCGTATTATCGCTCTGAATGCACAGATCAAGGCACTGAGTGATCGTAACAACGCTATTCTGGATGGTAAGGCTGATGACCTGAGCTACAATGATGACCATACCCTGCAGCTGCTGGCCAACGGTAAGCCCATCGGTAGTGCAGTCAAGATTACTCAGGAGAGCGTCGAAACTGAAGACGGTAGTTTGCGGGTGGTTCCGTTCTAAGCCATCCGCTTCTTTTATAAGGAGGCAAAGATGGCACAGGCTAAATATTCAAAGCTTGGATATGGTAACGCCGAAGATGTAGAAGCTGCGATTGCGCTGGGAATGTTGGACGGCAGGGATATGATCATCACAAAGGATTCCTCGGAGTTCATGTATGTGCGTGATGACCTATCCGTTCAAAAGATTCGTCCTCGCAATCGTTGTTTCGCCAGCGTTACTGAAGCAAACGAGCAATTAAATGAGACGGAAGACACTTATGCAGGTCAAACCGTTATGGTGAAAGACGAAAATGGTAAATATGCTCCGTGGATCGTTCAACAAAGCGAAGCCACGGGGCTTTTTTCTATTGAACCTTTTTACGTTGAGCCGACAAATTTTGTTTGGCAAGAATTTTAAGAAAGTGAGGCAAAGATGGCTAATGTAAATTTTGGCTACGGTACAAAAGCGAATTATGATAAGCTGACTACCAAAGATGCCAACACATTGTATTTTATTACAGACACGCGCCAGATTTTTAAGGGTACTGATGAGTACACCAAGAGCTGCAAGCTGGTAAGCGCTCTGCCTGCAAGCGGTCAGATTCAGGGTCTGCTGTATATCCGTATGACTGACTATACCTTCCACATCTGGAATGGCACTGAGTTTGTACAGCTGAATCGCCCCGTTGTGACTGAGATTCCCAATGCGGATGCAAGCGACGACAATCTGCCAACCACCAAGGCTGTGGCAGACTATGTGAATGCAAAAATCGCTGCAACTGAGGGCAAGGAAGGTCTGTTTGTTACGGATGTCACCTACTCCCCTGCTACCGGCACCCTGAGTGTGGCAAAGAACGGTGCTCCTGTTCCCACCGTGATGAGCGGCCTGACCCATGATCCTACCTATGATGCAGAGACCCGTACCATCAAGCTGCCTGTGTTTGGCGGCGATGAGCTGGTGATCAATCTGGGCAAGGATCTGGTTGTGAAGACCGGTACATACAACACAAAGACCCACGAGATCGAACTGACTATTACCACTGGTGAGGTCGTGAAGATCCCTGTTGCTGCTCTGATCGATATCTATGTTGGTGTGGTCACTCCTACTGCTGAGGTCACTGTTTCTGATGACAATAAGATCTCTGTCAATATTCGTGTGTCTACCAAAGGCAATAACAGCATCACCGTTGAGGAAGATGGCCTATATGTTGCAGTGCCGGACGCTTACACCAAGGCTGAAGCAGACGCGAAGGTTAAGGTCGTTAATGACAAACTGGACGAGCATATCAAGGACGCTGTGAAGCACATTACTGCTGACGAGCGCAAGGCTTGGAATGCAAAGCCCACTCAGGATGAGCTGGCTGCTGCGAAGGCTGAGGCAATTTCTACCGCCGCCGATGATGCAACCACTAAGGCTGATAACGCTCTGGCTAGTGCAAAGACTTATGCAGATGGTCTGAATACCACCATGGATGGTCGTGTACAGGTGCTGGAAGGCGCTATTACATGGAAATCCCTTGATGGCTAATTGATTTGTTTCACCACATGGCAATGACGCTGTGTGGTGAATCTTATTAAGCAAAGGAGTTGAGTATGGCAAATTTATCATTACGCGAGGTCGCACAGTCGCAGCTGGATCAAGCTCCTGTGATTGACGGCCAACTGATCGTATGTACTGATACTGGAAGCACTTATCGAGATATCGGCACAAGACGAATTCAAATCAGCAAAGACTTGGAGATCGTAAGCTCGCTTCCGCTGGCTCCTTTGTCTAATAAGATTTACTACCTGCGTCCAGACAGCTTGTATGTTTACAGTGGCGATGACTGGATTCTTTTGAACCCATCAAAATTTACACTGGAAGCCGACAAAAACGCAGTCAATGGCGAAGTTAATATCAATCTGATCCTGAACGGTACGGCGCAGGACAAAATCAAAATCGCTGGCGGTGGTGTGACCACAGTGACAACTGGAGAGATGGGCGATATCACGATTGATACCCCGCACCCGGATGAATTACTGGCTGCACTGACGAATGACGAGATCGATGCGATCACTGGTGGCATGGTCGATGATAGCGGCAATCCCCTGCCTACGCCGCAGGTTGTGGTGGATGCGACACTGACTGTATCTGGACGTGCTGCTGATGCAAAGGTAACTGGTACAAGGATCTCTGAGGCGCTGAGTATCGCAAAATCGGCTGATGCCGGGCTGACCAATGTACGCACTGAGCTGGACAGGTTGAAGCTTGATTCTGTTGCGGTGGACAAGACCCTGACAAAAGAGAATTTCGCCGCTGATGCCAAAGCTGTTGGTGATGCTCTGGCGAAGAAAGCAAATGCAGAACACAACCACGATGACCGCTATTATACAGAAGACGAAATCAATGTAAAGCTCTCAAAGAAAAGCGATGATAGTCACACCCATGACGAGCGGTACTACCAGCAGAACGAGATCGACGAAAAGCTGAAGGTGAAGGCAAATACGATCAATATCAACACACTGACTATTCCGACTACAAGTTAGCTTACTGACGACACGGTGGACCGATATTCAAAGTATATTGACCTCGACATCGATGGGATTACATCAAAGGATGTTATTTCTATCAGCGTGACACCGGCCAGTGCAAAAGTGGCCTCTTATGCCCAGTTTGCAAACCCGGAGACCTTTGATGGATATGTGCGTCTGAGAGCTGTATCAGTTCCAACGACTGCGATTACAGCTCAGTATTATATCGTGCAAGGTGGCGGGCAAACAGATAGCGGTAGCGGTACTGTTGTTGAGGGATATACCAAAGCACAGGTGGATAACAAGATAGCGGCGGCAATCAAGGTAGCCAAAGAAGAACAGAAGCTGCTCGATCACCCTGTTGGAAGTATTTATCAAAGCGTAGAACCGACAAGTCCCGCTGAGTTGTTTGGTGGAGAGTGGCAGAAAATTGAAGATCGTATGTTGATTGCCGCAAGTAGCACGTATCCTGTAAAGAGTACAGGTGGCGAGGCGACACATACGTTGACAATTGATGAAATGCCAAAACATAGGCATTCTTTGGATAGTCTTAGTTATAGTGCTGGTCCAAGCGAAATTGACACTAATGGAAATGGTGTAGGTTATAAAAAGAGCCCTACATATCCTATTTATGCATCAACTTACGCTGGTGGCGATGCTGCTCATAATAATATGCCACCATACTACGCTGTCTACACTTGGCTCCGTACAGCATAATCACATTGTAAAAGGAGGATTACGAAACATGGCAATCGGGGACTTAAATATCGCAGGGGTGGGGTAGAAGCCTACCCTATTGGCTCGATTTATATGAGTTTTAATTCTACTGAACCAAGTATATTGTTTGGTGGAACATAGGAAAGAATCAAAGATAGATTTATTTTAGCAGCTGGAGATAGTTACACGGCTGGAGCGACGGGTGGCGAAGCGACACATGAACATAATTAGGGTTTGCGATATAACTTGTTTTATGGTGGATTTATGGGCAGAGATAATGAAGTTTTACGTGGATTAAAATATTCTGGAACTAGTATCGCAGGCACTGTCGAAGGTGCAAATACAGGTGATTCCAATGCGATGGTTTCAAATACAGGTGTTGGCAGTGATTATACAACAGACACTCGCAATTCTGCCGGATATAATTTAATTTCAAACACTAGTTCAGCATCTTCTATGCCGCCATACTTGGTCGCTTATATGTGGTATCGCACCGCATGATTGTGGCAATTTTCGCTGCTAAAATATTCGTTTTATAAGGAGGCAAAATATGGCGCTAGGAGAAATGAATAGTGGGAACGAAATGACCACTGAATGGAATGAAGTGCAGAATAAACCATCTGAATTTAATCCATCAAAACATTTTCATAATTTTATTGTTGATGATGGAGATAACAGAGATTCGAATACAGCACCGTCTGATTATTACGGGGACAAAAATAACGATGATTGTCATGGTAAAATGATTTTTCGTGGAATAAAAAGAACTTCAGCTGTCAATTTGTCTGCTGGTGGAAACGGATATTGTTTTTTACTTGGTCTGTGTGGTTAGAAAGACTATACTGGAGGATATTCCTACGAAATAGCTTTTTGTAATGGGAATATTTATTACCGCTATGGCGGGGATGATAGTTGGGGCGACTGGAAGAAAATTGCTACAGCTTAAAGGAGGTATGAATTATGGCTTTAGGAAATATGAATATTGGTGTCGATAGTGAGTTCATTCCGTCCAACCTCAATACGGTTCTTACCCCCCCCCCCACAGATTCTGACGAAGTTGTGATGAATACGAGTGTAGCCGGGTATCACCGTAAGCCACTAAGTGCATTGTGGAGTTAGATTAAGAGTAAGATGGATGATGAAATTATCACTATCACAAAGAGCATTACTATAACAACAGACTGGCAAGATACAGGAATCAAAGGGAATGATATTCCTGGATTTGGCACATACGCTGTACAATTTCATGGTGGTAATCCAACGATAAGTATCTGGGGAGATTATTTTTCGGGTATTATGACGTGGTATAACAGTGAAACAAACAACAATGATGCAGACGAAATATCACTTCATTGTGCAGGTCATGCTCGAAATGGTCAATTATTTTATCTTAGAACATTGCGTCATGGTCGAGGCGGTGATGATTTGACATTGCAAATTAAAGGAAGTTCTACTGCGTCGAGTGCTGATATTTTTACATTCAAATTCCGCAGACTGATATAAACAACGCACTACAAATAAAACGTTTTTTTATAAGGAGGCGATCACATATCGATGAACGATGAAAAGAAAAGTTGGCTAGACAGAGCGGGTGCGGTTCACCTCTGGAAAACGATTGAGGCTATACTTGGAACAAAGGTAGATAAAATCGAAGGATTCGGCCTGTCCAGTAACGACTATACATCAGAAGAGAAAAAGAAGCTTGCTAGTTTAAGCGACCCTAATGTAGCCACTACTGAAAATAATGGTTTGATGAGCTCGGCTGATAAAGCAAAGCTGGATGGTATTGAAGCTGGAGCTAATAATTATATTCACCCGGTATACGAAGCAAAACAGGCTGGACTATATCGCATCAGTGTTGATAATACAGGCCATGTGGCGACAGCAGATAAAATGACGAGTGAAGAGTTGACCGCAGAGGGTGTCTCCCCTGCCGATCATACGCATGATTTGGGCGAATTGGTAGATACACTGGAGACGAGTGCTGACGCTGTTGAAGATGCTGACACTGTTATGGTTGGTGCTATAGTTACAAGTGATGATGGTAGTGCAACTACGAAGTATACCCGTAGACCACTGGCTGCTTTATGGAACTAGATCAAAGCGAAGACAGATACGTTGTATGCTGCTGTTGGACATACACACAATTACGCTGGTTCTCCTGAACCGGGTGGCGATGCAATCAGAGCGCTTGCCGTAAAGGATTACGCTGGAAGCCAAACAATTGAAATCGGCTATGCATCTGCGGGTCTTACAACTTCCAATTTGACGCACATTGCAGGCTATACGGATAATGGCACGAAGATTAAAGATGTTTCCAAGGATGTGCTGAAGAGCTGGATTGGGTTGGGGGGTTATCTGCCTCTGAGTGGTGGCACGATGAGCGGTGCGCTTAATTTTGCAAATAATACATGGAATCCGGTTGGAGATGACGTACAAATTGGAGATCGTAACACATCTGGCTCTTTTTATATCCAAGGTTTGAATGGTCCTACAAATATTAAGTTGAAGAAAAATAGTGACACGTCAGCAGGATCTGGTGACTCTGCGACTATTACATACGATGGTGGCAATTTAATTATCGATAAAACTATTCAAGCGAATTTACAGGGCACTGCCGATTATGCTAATAACTTAATTTTTCAAAAAGATCAAGGTATAGACACGAGCTCTTTGAACGTAAATACATAGTATCCTGTTATTTACAATTTACCTTGGACGACACTTTGTCATATTGAGTGTTGGACGGGACTTGGAACCAGTGGTAAACCATCGTGGGCAACACATGGTTCTGGATTTTACGCAGATTTGGATATGCTTGCCACAGCATCTGGTTGGGGCTGCACAAATGCACATACGATTAAAATACTTGATACATGTAGTTGGTGTGATACGAGTGCCGGTAAACCTATTGGATATAGTCAAGTTACTACGGATTCACTCGCTGTTTTTTGGGTGCGCGGAGGGGGCTATTATCACTTCCGTTCCAGTACGGCAGGAAATTAGACATTGATAACTGGATCATATTCAACAAATACTGGAACATTAAAACCCACTACATCGTATCCAGGTATAAATTATGCCCCAAGTTGTCTTGACCCTGCCTCAGTTATATCGAATATGTATCCAGTTGGCTCTATCTACATGTCCACCAGTTCAACCTCACCCGCCTCCATATTTGGTGGAAGCTGGCAAAGCATTGCTTCCGAGCGTGTGCTGATGGGTGTTTCAGGTTCTCATGGCGCTGGTAGTACCGTAAGCGCCGGTCTGCCAAATATTACGGGTGTGCTGAAAGATCTGGTGGTAAGTGGTCATTTTAATGAATCAACAGGAGCATTCAAACGATCCCATGCTAGTGGATTCAGTCAGCAAACAAGCAGTTCGGACTGGATGACATGGGCAGATGCACAGTTTTATGCATCCGATTCTAACTCAATTTACGGCAACGCTTCCACTGTTCAGCCAGCAGCCTACTATGTTTATATGTGGCGGCGTACTGGCTAATTGGAAAGGAGAAATACTATGAAAACAATTGATGAATCTGGCAATATTATCGAAAATCCTGACCTTGAAAAAGGCTATCTTGAGCCCGCTAAGGAAACAGTGCACCATGAAGCAATTGAAGGTGTTGAAGAGCAGTATCACTAGGAGACTATTGCTGAATATCCGAATGGTGGTAAAGATGTAGAAAAAGTTATTGATGTTGAAGGTGTGAAAGCAAAAGACGCATGGGACGAAGAAGTTGATGTGATGAAATATGTCCTATACACTGAAGCAGAACTGACACAGCGCCTTGACCGCCACAAAGAGACACGCATCAACGAGAGTAAGGACAACCTCTCCACCTTCCTGTCTCTGCATCCTATCCAGTGGACAGATGGCAAGTATTACAGTGTCACCAGCGAGAAGCAAGCTCTTCTTACAAGCAATCTTGCCCTATATCAGATCTCTACAGCCGCCGAGCAGCCTTTTAAACTGACATAGAATTCTACAGGCGATGAATGCGTGGAGTGGACTTATGACGATCTGGCCGCTTTAGCACTGGCGATTGGTGTATATGTGAAACCCTTTGTCTCTCATCAGCAGGAATTGGAGGTTGACATCAAGGCATGTGCGACCAGTGCAGAGGTAGACGCTATTGAAATCAGTTATGATGCTGTGCTTGCAGAATATCTGGATCTTCACGCAGATAAGGATGTGACCGAATGAGCAACAAACTTCGTGAACTAATCAAATGCGGCATCCTCTTTTTGATCGGAGGGTGCCTTTATTATTGCATTGAGATTCTGTAGCGCGGACACTCTCATTGGACGATGGCCGTTGTCGGTGGCATCTGCTTTCTTGTGATCGGTGGGCTGAACAATTATATTCCCTGGGAAATGCCGCTCTGGAAACAGGCTGGTGTTGGCGCACTATTTGTGACTGCTATGGAGCTTGTGGTGGGTGTACCGCTGAATTTGATGCTTGGCTTACATATCTGGGACTACTCTTCCCTGCCGTTCAATCTGTTGGGTCAAATTTGCCTGCCGTTTACAGTATTATGGTTCTTCCTTGCACTACTGTGCATTTTTGTTGATGACTGGCTGCGTTACGTTCTATTCAATGAAGAGCGCCCGCATTATCATTGGCGTATTGTATGTGATGGCGGAAAACGCACATAAAGAGAAAGAGCCCCTGTGACGATGGCTACATCACAGAGACTCTAACTCATGCAACAACTCATAGAAATGAGGTTGTACTAGCCCGATGGAGGGTTTGTACTGCTCTCACTATATCACGTTGATAGAATTTTGTCAATTGAAAGGAGGAATTATGGCGCAGGAAATATTAAAGCCGCTGTTGTTAGACGAGACAGGCAAAGAAATCGTGGCAGCACTGAACGCTATTGTTACACAGCTGACCGAGATCAATGAAACACTGAAAGCTAAAAACACAGACAGTGGTACGAATGGTGGTGAGAAAACATGATAGGAAGTTTGAATGCCGCACCTCACGTCTATTCTTTTACCATACAACAGCTGTAGACCATGTTACTGAGCATCTGTGGTGGCATCACTGCTATTTCAGCCGCTATCGCTGTTATTATCAAGGCAATCAATCATGCGAAAGCCCCGGATGACAAACAGAACGAGCGACTGAATGCCCACGATACAGAGCTTGAGAAGATCAATAGAAAACTAGGTGCAGATAAAGACAGGCTCGACCTGTTTCAATCCAAGCTGGTCTCATTAGAAGAGCACCAGAAAGAAAACAGTATCACGCTGGAAGTACATGACCGCAAAATTCTCGAATCAGAACAGCGTATCAGTCACAGTGAGCAAGGCAACAATGTCACCATGAAGGCTCTGCTTGCACTCCTAAGTCACGGCATCGACGGCAACGCAATTGAACCGATGAAGGAGGCCAAGGCTGCACTTGAGAACTATTTGATCGATGGTCAGAACAACACAAAGAATATTACGAACTAACCCGAGACTGCGTGTCCCGGGCTTTTTTATTTTGGAGGTTTATTATGATGGATATTATCAATGAGCTGGTTTCCGTTATCGTCCGCCTGATTATTGCTAGTGCTGGCACTGCATTTATGGTTTATGGTATCCCCTATTTGAAAAAGATCGGTGTGTACAAGCTGGTGCAGATCGCTGTTCGTGCCGCAGAGAAGCTGGGTGCAACCGGCGCTATTGAAAAGGCTGACAAGAAGAAATATGTTATGGAAGCTCTGGAGCGTCTGGGTGTGAAGATCACTCCGACTATTGAGACCATGATTGAGGCCGCTGTCAAAGAGATGGACATTCAGAACGATAAAATCAAGGACGAGTTCAAAAAGAATTGAAGGTGTGATGAAATGGGTATTATTACATACTCTATGAAGAAGGACTAGAACAAAAAGGTGTCGGCTCATTTTTCCGTCTATGAGTTCGCCTGCTCCGATAAGAGTGATACAGTTCTGGTTGATAGTCAGCTGATTGAGGTGCTGGAACAGATCCGCGCTCACTTTGGCGCTCCTGTCCACATCAACTCTGGGTATCGTACTCCTGCCTATAACATCTCAATCGGTGGAAGCCCTCGTAGCCAACATTGTAAAGGAACTGCCGCTGATATCTGGATCAAAGGCGTTGACCCGATTCGGATCGCACTGTATGTATCTTCCCTGCCCTACTTTGCAAAGAGTGGTGGTATTGGATATTATAGCCGTGCTGTGCTTACGAGCGGCTTTGTTCATGTTGATGTGCGCACCACACGCAGCCGCTGGATCAGTAAATCTGGCACGAAATATATCAGTGTAGCAAATCTTATGCCGACTATCAGACAGGGTGCGAAAGACGCTATGAATGGCGCTTCTTATGCTGTAACTGTACTGCAACGGCATCTTGGTGTTAAGGCTGACGGCATTTTTGGCGCGAATACCAAGGCGAAGCTGATTGAGTATCAGAAAGGACACGGGCTGGCTGCAGATGGCATCTGTGGGCCTGCTACATGGGGTTCGTTTTGATGGCAGACAACCAGAATACATTTCGTGCAGGAGACAAAATTAAATTAGACGGAATATTATTTTCAAACAGCCAAACACACTGCGGTATGCGCCGCTCTGGTGAATGGTATATTTTTGATGGGAAACTTGTGAACGGGCGTTATCGAGTGACGAATCTTGAGAGCCGCATCGGCAAGTATCCAATCTCAGTGAATGTATCGGGCTATGTGGAGCCGAGTGATATTGAGCTGATATAAAACGAATGGGGTATTGATCCTTAATTGGACCAGTACCCCATTTTTTAGCATTTATTTTATTTTCTCAGATAACCATTCTTTCCAGCCGCTTACTGTGCGTGGGCAGTTATCTTGTTGTGCTACGAGTTCATTTAAGAGTGCTGCCAGCTCATCGTCCGATAGATTACGAATCGCTTGAGCCTTATTAGCCGCCGGGTGTCTATGAAATATAAACGCGAGTGCAAGGTCAAGTATTTTTGGATTGTTCATTGTTCCACCTTATGAAATACAACTGGAGCATCCTCTATTTCCAAATCAGCGGCAATCACCATTGGCGACAACCACCTTAAAACCAACAGTCTATTCTCAGGCTCGTTCTTGGGACCTGTCCAGAAATGATGCCAGTGACCACGACGCATGTGAGGGCGCGGTGAGTTGTGAGTAGTGGGTTCAGAGTCGCTATCAGATGCCTTCGTTTTCTGTTGACGGATGGCTGCGCCGATTCTTTCGCCAACATCCCATTTACGAATCTCAGAATATTTATCTTTGATTACTTTGCCGCGCTTTGTTACAGTTGCCTGTTCTTCATCTGGGGCAATCTCTGCGTTCTGTGCCAAAATATAAAAGACGACCTGCATGACTTGTTTGATAAACGTGATCGTCTCTTCATCTTTTGCGGGGTCTGCCTCTGCATACTTTTCCAGCTTTTTATTTCCTTTGGCGTGTTCAGCGAGCTGTTCATTTAACTTTTTGATACTGTTTTCAATGGTTCCGGCATCAAGGTCGATGGGATAAGTGAACGAATCCCCATTCTCAGAAAGGAACGTCAACTTCAAATCACGCTCATGCAGCTTAACATTATAATCAAGAGACACGAAGAAACCGTGAATCTTTTCATTGTCGAAATAAGTATTGGGCAACTCAACATAAAAACACTGATACGGGAGATGCATCAGAATATCGACAGGTATATCGCTGTCATCCTTTTGTTCAAAGAGAAGGTCTTTTATATCTTCGTTGATAACATAGACTTCTTTACTGAGCCTCCACGGTGCCAAAACAGAAACGAGCTGCGCACATGTCACAACAGCGCTCACTTCATTCATCGACAGACAGCTAAGGTCATGCCCATCCGATACAACAGTCAGTGCGGCTTCGATTGGAGCATAACACCACTCAGGCCATGATACAGAACTTGCTGTACCATTCATATCATGGAATTCTTCCATCTCTTTCCACACGATAGGATATTGAGTAGTGAGAGCTCTGAGCATTTTAAGAGGGAGATAGATATCTTGTTTCATAATATTACCACGCCTTTGAATTGATATTATAGTTGGGGAAGTAATCTGCAAGTTCTGCAGCGTCCAGATAAGCCTCACAAGTTGCACGAGCCACAGCACGAGCTTGATCAGCGTCACGCAATTTAATTCTCCTTATGATTCGGATGTCCTCGATAGCGTCCTTCTCTTCTTGTGTTGTATCGGGGTCGCTACGATGTTTATCAAGCCACATAGATACCGGGAATTCATTCGTTTTGCTGTCATAGCCTTTGCGCTTCTTGAACTCTTCGATGATATCTCCACAGTCATAATACCTATCCATGAGCTGATTGTATTCTTCTGTGGCCTTGTTATACTTCTCGTGTGCCGCCTCTGATTTTTTGAGTAGACGATCGACGAGCTCTTGAAGTTCCTTAGTAGGGATGGTTTGAAATTCCTCCATGGTTGCGACCTCCATTCGGTTTTCTTTAACTCTATTATATCACATAGCGAACGCCATGACAAATAAAAAGGGCGCAGGTCGCCCTACGCCAATTGAAAAATTACTTATTCTTCATCTTCCAGATCATCGACCTCGTCATCTTCTGTACCAGGCACGATTGCCATCTCTTTCAAGTTTTCGCCCTGTTTGATAACATTAGTTTTATCGTACTGCTCTTGCTCTCCCATAACCGTATCCATAATAGCTGCAACTTGTTCGTGCATCTCATCTGTGATATGAGTATAGTATTTAAGAGTAACATCAATCTTGCCATGCCCTAAACGTTCCATAACATATCTGGGATTAACTCCCTTACTTGCAAGAATGGTAGCATGGGTGTGACGAAGATAGTGGAATTTAAAATCAAACCCGGCTTCTTTCTTACAAATGCGGGCAAGAGTTTTATCAGAGCTGGTCACATACATTTCACCGTTTGGTTTAACATTGATAAAATCATCAACGGTAATTAACACAGCTGGCTTTCCATAAAACTCTGGACGACGATCCATGACCTTGTTACTTCCCTTCCAGCCAGCACCAAACAGCTCTTTATTTTCTGCGTATTTATTTTGAAGGGCTCTCAGATAGTCGATTAGTTTTTGATTTATTTTTATACTGCGCAAAGAGTTTGGTGTTTTAGGATAGACAAGGCTCCATACTTTATCTTGGAATTGAAGCTGACACCCAACTTGAATGGTTTTATTGTCCCAGTCTATATCGCTGAATCGCAGTGCAAAGCACTCTCCAACACGAACACCGAGATATAAACCAAGTTGGTAAGCCGTGTATAGATTTGTTGATTGGAATCGTTTATCCATCCATTCGATTTGCGGCTGAGTATAATATCTTATCTCCTTGCCATACGCACGATAGTCTTTTGGCGGAGTCACATCGTCCATTGGGTTGGTTTTGATATACTTCTTTTTCTTTGCAAGAGCAAATAACACAAGAAGGAAATTATAAACACTGCGAACATAAGCCGCACTTAGCCCTTGTTCAGAATGACCAGACATTTTATTTTTCTCTTCTTTAACTTTATAGTTGATGAATTTTTGAATTCGTTCAGTTGTAATTTGATACAGATAGTTTGAAGCAAATTCTGGTTCTATTTGATTTCTATAAAGTGACTTGTAGCGAACAATGGTTGTATATTTTCGAGTCAGCGGAGCCTCCTCTTCAATGAATTCCTCATATAGTTGTTGCATTGTAATTTTTTGTTCTGCTTCTATATATTCACCCGTTTTAAGCAGTTCATTTTCTACAAGAGTCATTGCGGCAGCCGCTTCCTTCTTTGTGGCAAAGCCGCCTTTCTCTTTTTGCATACGCTTACCATTGACAGCACCAAGGTCAACTCGATACGACCACTTGTCGCCTCTTTTTCTAATGGTACCCAT